CACGTAGTCAACCCGTTCTATCGGTACAACTACGGCACTAAGTATCGCGTCCCGACCTTCTACATCAACACTGACGAGGTCGCGGACGTGTTCAAGTTCTGCTCCGCTCTGGCGAAGCTAACCGAGGCGGGCGACGAAGAGATACCGGTTGCGTGGGTGCACGACAAGATTGGCATCCCCTCCCTGGTAGGTGGCGAGTCAGTGCTTCGCCCACCGACTGCGAATAGCAATGTCAACGAACAAAACCAAGACGGAAACGGAAACGAAGGCGACGGCGAAGAGTAACGCGCGCAAGGAGTGGGAGCGGAAGCATCGCGCCCATGCCCATGCCCCTGGTTACCACGACCGTGCCCAGTTGCCGACCGAACTCGCCCGAAAGGTGAGCCCATGAAAGTGTCAATCGACACCACCAAACTCCCCCCCGGCTACGAGCCGTTCTTCGAGATGCTGGGCGCGGTACACGAGCGCAACGAACCCGAGGACATGATTCGGCGCACCTATGGTGTGCAGGTCAAGGGTATCGACAGAGAGACGCGCAGTGTGCGCGTGATTGCGTCTAGTGAGGCGGTTGATTCGTACGATGAGATTGTTGAGCAGGATTGGGACCTGAAGCGCTACAAGGCCAACCCCGTCGTACTGTACGGGCACAACCGTAGCGGAGGGATGTTCGGCCGGGCCAAGCCCGAGGAAACGCTGCCGATTGGAAGCGCGTCCGACGTGGGCATTGTCGATGGCAAACTAGAGGCCACGCTCCGATTCGTCAACAAGAAGGCCGTTCCTCTCGCCGAGAATGTTTGGCAAGGGTTCCTCCAGGACTCACTACGCGCCGTGTCGGTTGGCTTCCGGTCAAACGACATTCGCGAAGAGAAGCGCGACGGCGACGAGGTGTTCGTTCTCTCGCAAAACGAATTGTTTGAAATCTCCGTCGTGCCCATGGGTGCGAACCCCGAAGCCGTGGCCAAGAGCACAGACGGTGTGAGTGCAATGCACGCGCAACTGCGCCGCTTGGCAGCTAAACAGATCAGCCCGGCCGCAAGTGGCCCGGAAACCGAAGGACCCGCGATGACTGTAAAGACCATTGAGCAGCCTGCGGTTGAGACCGAGACGCCGGCACCGGCCGCGGTTGAAGCCGAGAAGACCATCGAGACCCCGCCCGAGCCCGTCATTGAGACCAAGGCCGCCCCGGAGGTTGCCCCCGACCCCGACCCCGACCCCGAGGTCACCCTCGATGTCGAGCCCGAAGAGGAGCGCACCACCGACGACGACGAACTCGACGCCGAAGACTTGCGCGACGAGTTGGCCGTGCGTACGCTCGAACTCAGCGAGGCACTGACGGAGCTTGAGCAGGCCGTTGATGTTCGCGCCGAACTTGAGCAGACTGTCAAGGATGTTACCGAGCAGCGTGACGCGCTCGACAACACCCTCATCAAACTCGACGTTGCGGAGTATCTGGGCGTCAAGTTCGTGCCTGCCGAGTTGGAGGCCATTGCCGTCGACCGCAAGCGACTGGGTCACGAAGCCTTCGTGGCTCGCATGACCGAGCGCCCCGACCTAGCCCTTACTAAGGACGTGACCGGCGCGGGCGAGAAGCTGACGAACCAGACCAGCGCAGGCGCCAACGGCGCAGCGAGCGTGGTCTCGAAGACACTGGCCGAGGCCAAGAAGTCCGCGGCTGCACTGACCACTGGCGCCGACCGCTAGCCGAGGAAATGAATCATGGCTGCAAGATCCGAAAACACGAAGAACGGCAGAGCGAAGATTGTCAACGTGACTGTCGCTGCGCTGAAAACCACTACGGCCGGCTTCCCTGTCAAGCGCTCGGGTGCTGACAAGTACGTCGAGGCTATGGCCGCCGTTGGTGACGATGTGTATGGCATCGCGCTAGACACGTGCGTTGCTGCTGACATCTGTCGCGTCGCTCTGTTCGGCAGAGGAATCGTTCCCTGTTTGGTTGGCACATCTGGCGCCACCGAGGGTGCGACCGCTGTTATGGACGTAGCAGTGGACGGACTCACCGACGGAACGGTCGGCGGCGGGACAACCAAGCAAACGAAGTGCGGGACATTCATGCAGACGGGCGTTGCTGGCGACCTCGTTGGACTGAACATTGCCAGCAACACTGGCCCCGACGTTACCACGTGATCGTCGTCGCCTCTCACCTTTGAACAGGAGCGGAAGACATGGCCGCAAGAGCAGAAGTCACCACCAATGGTGAGTGTGAGATCGTCAACACGACTGTCTACACCGCCAAGACCACTGTGGCGGGATATCCCGTCAAGCGCAGCACGTCCGACAAGTACGTCGAGAAGATGGCTGCAATCGGCGATGACGTTTACGGCATCGCGCTCGACACTTGCGTCGCGGGCGATATCTGCCGCGTCGCACTCCTCGGCTCTGGCATTGTCGATGCCCTGGTCGGCACCGGCGACGCAACCGAAGCCGTCACCGCGAAGTATGCGGCCGACGGACTCATTGACGTTGCTGCAATCGGCGGCGGAACCGTCAAGTTGACCAAGTGCGGAACGTTCATGCAGTCCGGCGTTGCCGGTGATTACGTCGGATTGAATCTCGCCAGCAACACTGGCCCAAGCGTCGGCACCTGATTGCTGGTCGCCACTTTCTTAAAGGATAAAACCATGCTTCTGAGCATCAATGCAAAGCAAGCCGCAGAGTACGCTGAGTACCTGCGCATTCTGCGCGACAAGAAGGGCTCCGCCGACCCGAAAGAGGCGTCTGACTGGGCAGAGCTGAACGCCGACGCGCTTCAGTGCAAGGCCACCCCCGGCTCGGTACACGTGACGAGTGCCATTCAAGGCATGAGTGTCAAGTACCACAACGAAGCCTATGTTGGCGAGTTGCTGTGTCCGGTCTACGAGATTGGCAAGCAGTCCGGAACGTACTTCGTGCACGGCCATCGCGACTCGCTCGCGTACCCGAGTGACGCTGTTGCCCCGGGCGGCAAGGTCAACGAGCTGGATAGCACCATCACGCAAACCTCGATCACTCTGCAAGAGCGCTCTCTCAAGCAGTTCGTGAATCAGGAGACCCTGGACAACCAGGACGAGCCCCTGAACGAGTTGATGGACGCCACTGGCCATGTGCTGGACGGCCTGCAACACAACCGTGAGGGTCGCATCGAGACTCTCATTATCACCGGTGGAAACTATGCCGGCAACACTGCGGCCATCGCAGCGGGCGACCGTTGGGATACCGCGGCCGGTGGCGACCCCGCCTCCGACGTTGACACCGCGCGCGCGTCTTGCCGTCCGGGCGGGCCGGGCACCAAGCTCGTAGCCGCAATGGACCCGACTACGTTCAACGTGCTGAAGCGCCATCAGGCGATTCTGGATAGCTTCAAGTACACGAGCGTTCCGAGTCCGAAGCGCGGACGCGAGATGCTGGCTGACTACTTCGACGTCGAAGACGTTGTGGTTGGCAAGACTCTCGAAGACACCGCGAACACTGGCCAGGTTGAGGCGACCGGCTTCGTTTGGAGCACCGCTTTCTTCGCTCTGCTGTGCGTGGCCCCGGCCAACGCGGCTAAGGGAATTGCGTGCTTCGGGCGTACGTTCCAGGACATGTCCACTCGCTCCGACCAAATCTGGCTGCCTCAAAACGGCCCGGCTGGTCAGACCCAGTGCCGCTCCACCCGGTACGATCTCGTTGCCGCAGTGGCACCGCTCACTAGTTACCTGCTCACGACGCCGCGCGGCTAATTAGCCTCGTAGCGGGGAGACGAACATGAAGCAGACCACATCAAGCTCGGCGGGCGGAAGTGCGCCCGCCGACCTGACTATCCCTGTACCCACCACCGACCTCGTACCCGCAATTGAACTGAGTTTCAAAGAGCGACACAAGCTGCTCCTGGAGGCTCAGCGCAACGGTGCGGACCGAGAAACCGTTGAGGGCATGGCCGAGCGATTGGGCGCGGCCACCCTCACGCGGTCGCAACTCGAAGAGGTCGAGTTTGAGATTGCCGTGCTCGTTGAGGCCCGCGACAAGCAGGTCAAAACGTACTGGGTCAGTCCCGGGCAGCAGCTCATGCTACACGGCAAGGTTTGCCCTGAGCGAACCGAGGTCCAGATGACCCCGGCCGAAGCCAAGCAAAACGCGGCGGTGGTTTCCGCAGCGGAACCACCGAAGCCGCAGGGTCCACCCGCTGAGCGCAGGGCCGGCAAGTACCGCGTCTGCGAGGGTGGGTCTATCAAGTACGAGCGCAAGTTCTACAAGCCCGGCACCGTTCTCGAACTCGATAGCGAGGCCGCGCAATCACTCGGCGTTACAATCGAGTCTGTCTAGTCCCCTGAGCGGCACAACGGGTCAGACCGCGCTGACCTTCAAGGCACCGCACGTCCGGCGGTGTCCGTTGTGCTGCGGCTAGTTCTATGGCCTTCCCATACTTTACGCAGCAGCAGCTTGAGGACCGCATCGGTGTGCACATGGTGCGCCGAGTGTGCGACGATGACGGCGACAACACTGCCGACGCAACCGTGGTCACGCGGCTGCGCACGGACGCATCAAGCATTGTCCGCGGGCATCTCAAGGGCGCGGTACCGTCGCTAGATTCTATCGCCACGACCACACCTAACGAGGTTGTGGGATTGGCGCTTGACGTTGCGGTAGCGCTCATGGCCATGCGCGCGCCCGAGGTCATGTTGATGGATGGGCAAGCGTTACGCAAACGAGCCGAGGCCGACTGCAACTCATTCCGCGAGAACCGCCGCGGCGCAGACGGTGTCACGGCTGAGAACGAAGGTGGCGACTTCGTGATTGGTGACCCAGACGATTGGGATGAGAGTACTTCTGAGCCGGTATGGGGTTGGGGAACCGGCGGGACCAGCGGATTCTAGGAGAGTATCATGCTTCGGGCGTCGGTGGACTTGTCAGAGTTTCACCGAAGCGTGAATCAGACCAAGCGCGAGCTTGGCGTCACGCTCGTGCACGCTGTCAACCGGGCAGCACGCGCGGGCAGGGACGAGGCCAAGCGCGGCGGGTTCCGTAACCGTTCGGGGAAGTTGCGCGCGCAGATTAGCGCAGCCCCGGCGGTTAGCATGGCGCGCGGTGCGTTCAGTTACATACTCTCTGCTGCTCCCTATTCGCGTTTCGTTGAGTACGGGACTCGCGCGCATATCATTCGCCCGAAAGAGGGACACGGTTTCATCGGCCCGCTCAAGGCAGGCCAGTCCCGGCGCAAGTCAACGGACATCGGCACGAGCCGGGTAGCGTTGCGTTGGTACGTGGGCGGTAAGGCTGTGTTTGCGCGTGTGGTTCACCATCCCGGGAGCGCCCCTTACCCTTTCATGGCACACGCTGCCGCACGTGCTGAAGTTGTGCTCCGCGAGGAGTTGCGCCGCGGGTTCGTGAACATCGAAGCAATCTGGAGCTGAGCACATGGCGGACAATTACGGCGCCATGTTGGTGCCCATCCCGGCGCCCCCGGGTGCAACTCGGCTTCAATACCCCACCACCTTCGAGGAGTGGACCGCGGCTCTGGTCACGGCTTCGGACGGTGTAGACCAGGCAACGCTTGCCGACCCCGACGACGGCCCCAAGGCTAGCCTCATAACCGAGTCAACGGACGTTGGCGCGCAGACTCATCAGCTGAGCCTGGCCGCGGTGACCGACTCGGACACGGGCGGCGCGTGTACGTTCTCGGTTGCCGCTAAGGCTAACACGCGCGATTGGGTTGAGCTGCTCGACGATGGCGCGTCGTGCTCGGGATACTTTAACCTGGCCGGCGGTGTTGTCGGAACCGCTACCGGATGCACGAGCACGATAACGGCTCTCGGCTCCGGCTGGTACCTGTGCTCGATTGCGTATGACGACCACGCGGTAGCCGGCGCCCTCCAGATTCGGCTTGCGAGCGCGGACGCGACGGACTCATACACGGGCGACGGTTCGAGTCTGTACCTGTATGACGCGCAACTAGACCGGACCGGCTACACCCACTCCACGGCGAGTGACCCTGCGCTTGACTATCTGGTCGCGTACCTTGACGCTGTGCTGAACCAGTACGGCCAGACCGCGTGGGCGGCCGTTGCTCCGGGCGAGACTGTTGTCAAGACCTCGTGGGCGCGTGACCCGCGGGACGGCGACTTGCGCGTTGCTGACATGCCGTCCCTATGGGCGCATCGTTCGCGAACCGAGCACGAGTGGCTAGGCGATGGTTGGCCCACTAACCGCACCACGATTGAGATACTCTGGATATTCCAGCCCGCGTCTCTCGTTGGTCACGCGGACCACGCCACGTTCATCAACGGTATCGCGAACCTGATTCGCTATGCGCTCCGGAAGGGGCGCGATGCTTCGTACGTTATCGATGGCGACACGGACGAGACCGCCGCCGCCCGCGGCTCCGTGATTCAACGGCACTGTGGCTGGAATCAGATGCGCGTGGGCGTATCCCAGACGGTCCCCGTTGAGGTTGTATCGCTAGTAGACGGGACGGTTGAGTCCAAGTTCAAGGCGCTCTCGACTGAACTACACGTAATCGAGAAGCTCACGCTGGACCCGTCCGTACACGCCGAGGCTCCTACGGTTATCGAGGGAGACATTACGCGCGAAGACGGTACGTCAATGGGCGAGTTCGTGGTGGGCCACGACGCCAGGGCGTTTGGCACTCCGCTCGAAGTGTTCGAGTTGGACCACGAGAACATCACCAAGCCCGGAGACCTCATCGAGCGTATTCCTGGCTGGATTGACCCGGATACCTACGCGCTCACCGCGCTCACCACCGCTCGCCCGACTTACGAGGTGCTCGGGTGGGGCGGCGTGTCCCCGTCAATGCTGTTGAACGGCACGGCGCAGCGCATGATTTGCGACGCGATTGCGGACGAGCTAACCGGGCTGCGCAAAC